CACGTGCGGTGGGCTACCGCCGCTTGTGGTGCTCTGAAGCGCTCCGCCGTAGATGCGGATCCCGTTCGCCCAGCTGATGATCACCTCGTTGCCGTCGTGGTTCATCAGATTGACGGTCGTCGTCCCGTTCCCCGGGCCCGTCCCCTCGAAATCCACGATGTTGCCCACGGTGTTGAGCATCGTGGTCAGGTAGGAGCCGGTCTTGTAGAGCCAGGCCCGCTTGTTCATGCCGTCGTTGAGCACGCGAACGTCGTGGAAGTGATCGTCCCAGGTCGCGTCCATCTCGAAGGCGGCGCTGCCGGAGACGTCGGACATGTTCACCATGTCGATCGCCAGGTTCTCGAACCCGACCCCAAGGAGGTAGGTCGAGCTCGGCGTGCCATCGACCACGAACAGCGACCGCCCGCTGAGCGCCGATGTCGGTCGGATCACCGTCGCGCTGGGCGGTGGCGTCGTCGAGAATCCCGGGACCCCTGAGCTGGTATAGGTGCCCATTCCGCGGATCGACTGGCCGCTGTTGGCCAGGGTCGTGAGCGTGAGGGGCGATGAGACGACGCATACGCCGGCGGGGAGTTGGACGTCTTTGCCCGATGCGATGGCTGCGATGATCGCGCCGGTGTCGTCGGCCACGCCGTTGCACGGGGTGTTGACCGGGGCGCCGCCGGCGAGCGCGGCGATCCCGGCCGCCGTGCAGCCCTGCGTGTAGGAGCCGCTCGGCTGGCACGGCACGACGTCGCTCGCCGCCGGCGTCGGCCTCGGCGTCAAACCGCTCGCCTGTTGGTTCTGCCCGTAGTTCTGCGCCGCCGCCGGCGCGGCCTGGCCGATCGTCCATAGGCACGCGGCCAGCGCCAGCGCGACCAGGAAGACGTTCGCGCCTCGCATCACACCGCCTCCGAGGCTGTCGCGCCGGGCCACGTCACCGCGGGTTGGATGATCTCGTGGTCGCCGGCCGGATCCATGTCGTAGAGGTCGCCCTCGGCGTCGATCGCCAGGTCAACCTCGCGCAGGGGATCGGTCACGCGCTGGCCGATCGCCGTGATCGTCTGCGAGGCGCTGGCGCCGACGTCGGCCAAGGCGTCAGGTCTCGCCCTGCGCCGGCGTGAACACGCCGTCCGCGTAGGTATCCCCGGCGTCGCCGGTATCGCTCTGGACCAGCGTCATCGGCGCGCCGGCCGGCGACGTCACGCCGGCGGCCAGGAACATGACGGCGACCACCGTCCCCGTCGCATCGATCATGACGTAGCGTTCCATGGGGCGCTCCAGATCAGTCGTACATCACCGTCCCGACCACATCCCCGCTCGATCCCTGCGTCGCATAGGCCACGTCGCTGGAGACGCCCCAGGCGATGCCGGTCGAGATGGCGACGCCGACGTCGAGGAAGCCGGAGACACGGGTCGTCGGCGGGATCGGGATGGAGATCACCGGCTGCGTCGTCAGCGAGCCACCGGCCGCCTCCGCCGTTGTCGATGGGATGATGTGGAACCACCGCATCGACGCGGTGATGTTGTAGAGGTCGTAGCCATAGATCTGGCCGGCGCTCGACTTGATCACCCCGTCATAGCCGCTGGCGATCCGCGAGGGCGTCGCCCCGCCGACTGTCGCCGCCTTGAGCGCCACGTTGGACGTGCCGCTGAGATTGACCTGCAGCGCCCCGTTGGCCGCACACTGCAGCGGCGCGGCCTGGCCGTTGGTGAAGCTCGGCGTGATCGAGTTGTAGATCGCGCTGGGGTTGACCGCGACGCCCTTCTGCGGATTGGAGTCGCCCCGGCCGCTGGCGACCTCCACGCGCATCTCCTGGCTGTCCCACAGCATCACCCGGCCGAAGGTCACGGTGGTCGAGCTGGCCGGCGTCCCGACATTCCGCAGGCGGACCAGCAGGCGATAGACCTTGCCGTCGTTGGGGCACTGGCTGGAGACGCGGCTGGGAAAGCTGTTCTTGGCCGCCGTCGAGTCGGTCGCCCCGTTGGAGGCGATCACGTCCTCCGCGTGGTACTCCACCAGGAACTCCGAGACGCCGGTCATCGCCGCCAGGGCCGTGCCGGTGCTCCCCACCGCGCCCGATCCGCTGCTGTCGCCGATGGCGCAGACGGCGTAGGCGGTGTTGACGGTCTGGCAGCCCAGCTCCACCAGGCCGGCGTTGGTGAACCAGGCCGGAATGGTCTGGCCGTTGACCGTGAAGCTCGGGGCGCCCGGGTTATAGAGCGGGATCAGCGTCGTCGGATCGCATTCCACCAGGCCGACGGCGATGGAGTTCGCCGCCAGCGCCTGGCTCTTGGCGAAGGTGAAGAACAGATCCTCCGTGCCGGCGAACGCCTGCTTGGAGAGCAGCCACAGCTCCGCGCCGCTGGTCACGCCCATGGCGATGGCGACGCTGGAGCCGGAGACGGTGATCGCGCTGTTGGCCACGACGTTGCCGCCGCTGCCCATGGCCGCGCCCGAGCCGATCGCGCCTTGCGTCAGGCTCTGGCCGTCCAGGGTGGGGTTGGCCGGCAGGCCGCCGTCCAGCACGTCCCACCGGGCCGAGCTCAGCGCCGATCCGCCGAAGTCGTCGCTGAACAGGATCGCGGCGTTGGAGACCACCTTCACCGCCCGGCCGTCGGGGGTGGCGTAGTTGGTGCTGGTGGTCGCCGGCAGCGGGTTGGCCGCCGAGACGCCGGTGAGGGCGACGCCGGAAACCACCGCCACGTCGAGAACGCCGGCGATGCCGGATACGGTGCCCATGGGCGCCTCCTCAGAAATAGTGCGCGCGCGCCGGCGCGCGGTGGCGGCCGGTCTGGCTGAACATCGCCTCGCGGGCGTGCGTGATGCGGGCCTTGAGCGCCGGCGTCGGCGCCGGAAGCTCGGAGAGGACGTCGAGCGCCCGCTCGGCCAGCAGGGCCGCGAAGGCGCCCTGCAGGCGCGCGTTGAAGGGCAGCTCGGCGTCGATCGTCAGGTTCAGCGCCGGCGTCCAGGCGTTGGTGTCGGCGCGATAGAAGTAGAGCCCCTGTGAGGCGCCGACGATCTCGATCCGCGCGCCATCGCGCGGCGCCCGGAAATAGACCCCGTCCGCCGCGCCCAGGGAGCCGACCTGCGGCGTCCACACCCCGCTCGGCTGGAAGCCGTAGTCATAGGGGTCATAGGCGCCGAACATGGAGACGCTGTTGGGCAGGCTGACGGTGGCCGTGTAGCCGGCCTGGATGCGCAGCCTCTGGTTCTCGCCCGGGCACACCGTCCCCGAGGTCGGCGCCGGGCAGCCGCAGGGAATCGATCCCGGCACATCCACGTCCAACAGCGGCCCGCGCGCCTCGTGGATCTCCAGCACCAGCTGCTGCGCCGCCTCCAGCCCCACCGCCAGCTCATCGGCGGTCGGCGCATCGCCCGGCGCGGTCGCCCTCAGCAGGCGCAGGGCCTGGGCGAGGGCGTAGCGCACGGTGGACATGGCGGACTCCCCGCCGCCGGCCTCAGCCCACGCCGCCGGGGGCGACGCCGGCCTGAGCCGTGGGGGCGGGGGTGGCGGCCACCGCGGCCAGCTTGGCCTTCGCGGCGGCGGCCAGCCTGTCCAGCGCCGCCGCGCCTTTCTGGACCATGTAGTCGATCGCCGCGTTGCCGGCCGCCACCGCGGTCGGGGCCAGGGCGGCGCCGACGGCCGGGACCTGGCCCACAGCGGAGGTGATCACCGCGTCCGCCGCCGCCGTCAGCGCCGTCTCGAACGCGGTCTCGGCCGTGGCGGAGATCGGCGCGGCCGGCAACTGGGCGGCGACCTGGCCGGCCAGGGCCTTGAGGTCGGCCTCGCCGGTCGCCTCCACCTTGGCCAGAAGGGCCTTCAGCGGATCGCCGACATATTCGGAAAACCAGGACATGGGGGAAGACTCCTTCAGGTGATCTTGAGATGAGCCACGGCCTGGGCCGCGGCGTCTTTGACGGCGGCGTGCTCGACGCCCTCGAGGGGCGCGGCGAGGATGCCGGCCCTGGCCCTGACGATCGCGTCGGCCCGGGCCTCGAGCAGCGGCACGGCGGCCGCGGCCAGGCGCTCGGCCGCGGCGTCCCAGACGCTCGCCTGGCCGCCGTGGGCGACCAGGGCCATGAGCGCGGTCAGAGGATCGATCTTGCTGGGATGGCTGGCCGCGTAGGACCAGATCGCGGAGACGACCGCCAGCAGGCCGCCGACGACGGCGCCCCACTGCTGGCCGCTGAAGAGGCTGGCGACAGCTCCGCTGGAGCCCAGCGCCATGAGCACGCTGCGCAGCATGTCCATGGTCGCGGCCCGCAGCTGCGAGGGCGCCGGCGTGGTGCTGGTGTCGGTCATGGGTCCGGCTCCGGGGCGGATGTCGTATCGGGTGAGGTTGGAGCCCTGGATCACGGCCCAGAGTTCGGCGCCGTAGCGGGGGCTGGTGGAATAGTTCGGCCGGGCCGGCGTCCCGCCGCCGAGCGCGTCGCAGAAGGCGCGCACGTCGGGCAGGCAGGCGCGGGCGTCGATGAACCAGTCGCTGGTGGCCAGGTGGCCGGCATGGAAGGCGAAGGCCTCCCGGATCGACGGGAAGGCCCGGAACGGCGCGTTCGCCGGAACGAGATGACCGCGGATCACCTCCGTGGTGGCGTCATCGACGTGCGCCTGGCCGGGCAGCGCCTTCTCGCCGAAGGGGTTGTTCGAGCCGGGCGGGGTGTGCTCGCCCCACCCGGACTCGTCAGCCCACTGCGCCAGCAGGACGCAGACCGGCGCGCCCTTGGGATACTGCCGGAACGCCGCCTGAGCCGCCGCCACGATGTCACTCGGCGGCTGGCGGCCGGTCATCGCGGGTGTTCCCGCGCGTCGTCGTCGAGCTTGTCGACGCGGCTCTCGATGCGGTCCAGCCGCTGGCTCATCGCCGGCAGCTGGTCCTTCACGGTGTGGACGTCGTCGCGCATGCCGACCACCTGCGCGGCCATCCAGGCGGCCGCACCGGCGATCGTCAGCCCGAGCGCGGTCGAGGTGACCTCGAACCAGCGCTCGCGCATCACGCGGGTCCCGGGTTCCAACGTCATGGCCCCCTCCTCCTGGCCAGGGGCCTATGGGTTCGAGCCGGCGACGTCCTCGACGTAGTACTCCACGTCGAGTTCGAGCGTACCGGAGGCCGGCGTGGCCGCCGCCGTGTGCACGGTGATGATCACCTCGACGTCGCCGCCGCTGGTGTTCTGCCACAGGTAGCCGGCGGCGGTGTTGGTGGTGTCCACCGAGGCGCCCGCGGCGTGGCCGACGTCGGTCACCGCCGCCTTGAACAGCTGGGTCGCGCCGACGACGCCGACGTCGATCGCCAGGGTGGGCGAGCCGGCGCTGTCCAGCTGGCTGGCGGCCTTCAGGATCACATTGGTCACGACCGCCTGCCTGGGCAGGTAGCCGACGGCGATGGTGTCGCCCGCCGCCCAGGTCGAGATCGCGCCGGAGACCGCATGCAGGTGGGTCGACATCCGGTTGATGCCGTGGCCGGAGCTGGAGCCGACCTTCGAATTGAACAGACTGGTGCTATAGGCGGTGCTCATCGCGCCGACCTCCTTTCAGGGGATTGGTATGTGGGAGAAGAAGAAAGGTTCGACGCAGAGGTCGCAGAGAAAGCGCAGAGAACGCGGAGTTTAGGGCTTGCGCGCTTGCGCGCGCTCGACAGTCGTCCAAGGCCCTGCCGATGTCAGAGAGGTCGGAGGCGCCTCTCTGCGTCTCTCCGCGCCTCTCTGCGCCCTCTGCGTTTCAAACCTTGTCTTACGCGTCCGCCGCCGCCGCGGCGAACATGGTGACCATGCCGTTCTGCACGCCGTTGAAGTTGAGCTTCTTGACGCCCAGCAGCTCCTCGATCGCGACACCGGGCCGGAAGCCATAGTCCTTGATCATGTCGGTCCGCGGCGTCGGCTCCTGGCCCCAGGCGACGCCGACCGCGCCGCCGCCGCACAGGAACATCGGCCGCACGTCCCCGCCCGACCCGCCGACGCCGTTGAACGCCGTCCCGCCGTTCGGATTGGCGATCGCGCCGCAGTAGGTGTCGATCTCGGGGATCTCGCGGATGATCACCCCGTCCCACAGGAGGTCCCCGTCCTGGAAGATCGGGTTCTTCTCCATGCCCATGCCCTCGCGGGCCCGGGCGTTGGAGTTGGCCGAGACGATGTTGGAGTCGAGCTTCAGGTCGCGGAACGTCCGGCTGCCGGAGAACAGGACGTAGTATTCACGGCCGTCCCCGTCCTCGACCCGATAGGGCCGGATGTGCGGGTCCGCCTGCTTGGCGATCCGCTTGGCCTTGGACACCATCGCCGAGCTGGCGGTCATCGCGGTGGTGATGTTGCCCATCGCCGTCGCGAAGGTCGCCGAATAGTCCGACACGTTCGAGCCATACAGAACCCGGTCGGAATTGGCCGCGTTCCAGGTGTTCTGCTGCGCCGCCGTCGCCTGGTCGTAGAAGGCGATCGTGCCGGCCGTATCGACGACGCACATGCACAGCGCCTTGATGATGTCGTCGCGAAGCTTCTCGCTCTCCCACACCATCAGCGCATCCTTGGCCGCATCCCAGAGATTGACCTCGGTGCGGAAGGTGGTCGACTTCGGCAGGCGCACGGCGTTGCGCCGCCAGTCGATGGTGATCGGGCAGTTGAAGTTGGTCAGCTCTTCTTCCGCGCCGTCCAGCACGCTGGCGCCGGTGACGCCGAGCGACTTCAGGCGGCCGATGAAGGGGATGTTGATGGTGCGGAACGCCTCGTCCTCACGCTGGAACTTGGTGAGGATGATCCCGCCCTTGTTGATGTCGGCGTTCGACATGTAAGGCATGAAGCGGCTGGTCCGCACGTATTCCTGGAAATACTTGGTGATCCACACCTGCCGCTCGAGCGCGGTGGATAGTATCGTCTCGGCCATCGCCGGGTCTCCTTAAGGTTTGAGGTGTTCGGTCAGCGGCGAATGGTCGATGCGAAGGCCGCGCCGGGGCCGACGGGCGTCTCCGCGGTCGCTCCGGGGCCCCCCGCATTCGGCGCCGTCACCAGCGACCTGGGCGCCGCAGGTCTTTCTCCCCCGTTCGCTGGGGAGGCGGCCTTCCCGGCCTTCCACGCCCGATACTCCTGCAGGTCGTCGGGACTGACTTCGGCCAGAAGCATCTCCTTCGATCGCGCCTGGCGGATGAACTCGTAGGGATTGCGCGCCGCATAGACCTGGGCGTTGAAGTGCGGATCCTGCTCGCACCGCTCGAAGCCCCACGCCTCCAGGGCCCTGGCCTCGTCCTCGCCGTGCTTGCTCGCCAGCATCTCCCGCGACATGTCCCGCCGCAGCGCCCACAGCTCGGCCTCCTGCCGCTGCTCGGGGGCCAGCTCGCCGGCCTTCGACTGGGCCTTCGCCGCCCTCTGCGCCGCCTCGATCTCCGCCAGGCGCTTCTCCAGCCCCTGGCGCCGCTCCCGCTCCTCCAGGAACTCCGAAATCGGGACCTGCCGGGCCTCCGCCGCGGTCGCGGCCGGTTCCGGCGCCGGCGTTGCGCTCGCCTCCTCGTGGACCGCCGGCATCCTGGCGGCCTCTTCACCCTCGGCCGGGGCCACAGGCGCATCCGCCCCCTCGCCCCCGATCAGGGAGGCGAGCGACTCTTCATCCATCATGGTCTTCCTCCAAGGCTCGGCGCCGCCCGTTCGCCTGGGCGCGATTCCGTGAAAAAATTTACAAGGTGTCTAAAAGTTGCCGCGAAGCTTCAGCAGTATCGTTGACACGGCGTCAATTCGGGGACGCCGGCAGCACTGTCGAGATGCGACGTGGCTGCCCATGATCAAAGGAGGGATGAATGCGCGTCCGGCGGAGTCATGGCGTTTCGAAGGGCCTGAAGCGGGTCGCCCTTACCCTGATGTCGGTGGCGCTCGCCCCGTTCGCTGCGCAAGCGAGTACGGCGATCGCCCTGGGAACCGGCGGTTCTGATACTTCACATGGGACTAATTATACGCTGGGCTTCATATTCTCACCCGATGCGGACATCACGGTGACATCGCTTGGCGACTTCTTCCCGGCCGCTTCAACCACGATGCAGTCGGTGGGCCTGTGGTCCCTGTTCGGGACTCTTCTCGCCACCGCGACCGTCACCGGCCCCGGCGCAAGCAGCGACGGATTCGATTTCACGGCCATCACGCCGGTGATGCTTACGCCTGGCAATGACTACGTCGTCGGCGCCACGGCGCAGAGCGATGATTATGTATTGTATAATTCCGGTGGGTTCGTGATCGGCCCGCAGATCGACTATTTGTTCCACGTTGAGTCCCGGGGTTCGGGGTTGGTGCTGCCGCAGATGGAATATACGAGCTTTAATGACTTTGGCGGCAACTTCCAGTATTCGGCGACACCGGAACCCGCCGCCTGGACGATGATGCTGATCGGCGTGGGCGCCCTGGGCGCTCTGTTTCGGGCCAGACGGCGCGCCGTCCACGGCGCGGCCGACTGCTGCTTGGAATCGTCAGTGTAAACAAACCTGGCAAGGTTTGCTCATTCCGAAGGCCGAAGCGTCGGCGGTCGCTGGGCCTGCTCCTGGGTCGCGGCCTGCGCCTGGTCCGACTGCGCCTGGCTCAGCCCGGCCTCGAACCCCGCCGCCGCCTGTTCGGCGTGGACCGCGTGGGCCTCCGAGAGCGCATTGAGCATCCGCGCCGTCCCTTCGGCCGTGTTCCGCTGCGCCTCGCTCCTCGTCTTCTCGATCTGCGCCGCCGCATGCGCCTGGCCGATCTGGGCCTGCATCGCCTGCTGCTGCTGCTGCGCCTGGCTGGCCTGGTCGATGGCGTCGATCACGCTGCGCTTGTGGGCGATCGGCGAGAGCAGGATCAGCTGCTTGAGCGTGATCTGCTGCTGATAGACCGGGCTCATTTTCACAAGATCAATGATCTCGCTGAACGCCTCGCTCTGCAGGTTGCCGATGTCCTGCTGGGTGTCGATCTCGATATCGACGTCCATCTCCGCGACGACGTTCTTATAACCGAGAACTTCGGCCTGCCCTCCGTAGCCTTGGCGAAGGAGGGGCTGGTTCAGCCCCACGAACTTCGGGCTGTTCTCGTCATCGGTGACCCTGATGAACTGTGGCGCCCGCCAGAACTGTTTCGCACGGGCCCAGGCCTGCCGGTAGACCCGCAGCTCGAAGTCCTCGAGTGCGCCATAGAGGTTGGCCAGCTCCACGAGCCCGCTCTGCTGGCGCGCCAGCAGGGCCCTCCCGCTGGCGTCCTCGGCGTTCCGGCCCAGCACCGCCGGGTTCGGGCCCATCCGCTCCAGCTCGCTCTTGGCCTCGGCCATCATCTCCAGGTTGCCCTGGAACTCGGCCGTGTTCGGGCTGATCCCCCAGCCATAGGGCAGCACGCCGTCGGGCCTCGCCGCCTCGCGCCGCGCGACCTCGGCGTCGATGTTGATCGCGCTCGGGTCCTTGGCCTCGATCCGGCTGACGCTGAGCAGGTGCAGGCTCTTGGCCCGCCGCTTGTTGACCTCGTCCTGCGGGCCGATCATGTCCCACACCGCGCCATAGCGGCCGTTGTCGCGGCGGACATAGGCGCTCTGGGCCTCGATCGGGCAGTCCGGTCTCCCCTTGTGGTCCGTATACGGCGAGGCGCCGTGCTCGAGGATATCCGTCCCGGTGAACACCGAGCGGCTCCACAGCGGCCCCTCGCGCCAGTACATCTCCACCACCAGCAGGCGGCGCAGCTTGGGGTCCACCCACGCCCCGCCCGTGCCGGGCCCGTTCAGCGGCCGGTCCTGGAAGCTCTCGTCGGGGATCATCATCCCGGCGCCGCCGGCGGCCTGGACGCTGGCCTCGATCGCCCCGTGCTTGTCCGGGTACATCGCCGCCACGTCATCGGCGTACATCCACTTGGCGATGCCCAGGTACCGCGCGTCCTTGAAGTCGGCGCGGCGGCTGCGGGGATCGAAGAAGAACTCCTCCCAGCGGATCTGGGTGATTGTTACCTCGGCGTCGGCATCGACGCCGATCAGGGCCGCCCCAGTGCCGGGGACGAGGATGTCGCGGAACACGTCTTGCTTGGTGCGCTTGAAGCGGTTGAAGTCGGCGATGTAGCGAAGCACGTCCGTGGCCGCGTCCGCCGCATCTGCATCCTGCGGATTGCGCGGCCAAGCCTTGGGATCGGAGCGGCCCCGCTCGGTGACGCCGATGATGCCGTTGATCGCCGGCTTGATCCGGTTGATCACGATGGCCGGCTGGCCGCGGTCGCGCAGGGTCTGCAACTCCTGCCGGGTGAACTGGTCGGTGTCGTAGTAGTCGATCGCCGTCAGGCTGTTGCGCCGGGCCTCATAGGTCAGCTGCTCGTGCTCGGTGAAATACCGCTTCAGCCGCAACAGGTCGGGGAATTGGCCGCCCGGCGAGGCGGCCCCGGGGGCCTCGTCCAT